CTTCGCCGATGCCCGTTTTCGTTATTAATTTATTATCAAAGCAAGATGGCAGTGTATTATATTCTCCTCTATCAATTATAGAGAGACCGGTAATAGTACCAGTATTATCAGTCGTATTTTGAATTTTTGGCGTAGCCACAAAACCAGTGCTAAATTTCTCTTTAATTAATACAGTAGTTGTTGTATAACCAGACCCTCCGCTAAGTAACGTTATACCTGTTATAGTACCAGAGGATAAAATAGGTACCGCCGAGGCGCCGACACCGTCTCCAAGAATCTCAACTTCCGGATTAATATAATTCACCCCAACATTGCTTTGAGTAAATGATATAACAGCACCAGCAGATAAGTTTGCTGTATAGGATGCACCATATCCATTCACTATTACCTTCAAGTCCTTAGATGATATAGTTGGAGTGGATGTGATTGTTATATCTGATATACCATTAGTAGTATTAAATGTAGGAGTAGCAACAAATCCAGCAATTTTAGCCAAGGTAACAGAATCGATTAATTCAATCTTTGAGTATTTCGGATAATTCGAGCCAGTGTTGACAATCTTAATGCCCTTAAACAACCATGCTGCATTTATACTTGATACTAGGAATTTGGCAGGCGGAGTTCCTTCTTTTCTATTTCCTCCAAGTATTTGCAATTCATCTCCAACAGCATAACCATAACCACCATCAGTAATCGAGAACGCATTTAATTCTGTAGTAACTGCAATATCACCACCAATACCATCAATCTTATCGACTGAGGCAATGAATCCAGCCCCATTTGATGCATCATTGAGGACTGTCAAGTTATCACCAACTGAATATCCGTATCCCTTTTTGATAATATCTACAGTATCGATACCACCTGCTCCAATATCAGAGACGACAGCATCTACATTAAGTCCTGAACCTGCCAAAAATGTGATATTATCCCCAGGTGTGTATAATGCCCCGCTATTATCAAACGATATTCCTACCACTGATTTTGATACAATACCATGCTCATACTCATCTTTAGTATATAAACTATTTTCAATCATTGCAGGGATGATATACAAATCATCCGTTCCCAAAGTACCAGTGACTGCAGTCACTTTAACTCTGATGCGTGATTTATCATTATCAGTCACCCTAGATATAAGTGTCTCGATAATTGCTCTGAAATCTGAATTTAATTGTTTAACAATTAATGTATCATACGGTCTAGCCTCTTCAGTCAATGCTGAAAACTCTAATATATCACCAAAAAGACTTATTGGTTTGTAATATTCTTCGATATATTGTAAAGATAAGTCGATGTTATTATGCAATGCCCTAACGGAGCCGGCGACTTCAAATCTACCCATGACACTTTTATCATTAAGTTTTAACCAATTTAAAGTCGTACCGTTATAAGTAGTGGTGACACAGCTCTCTATAATAGCAGACGCTGGGGTTGGATATGTTTGTTCAATTTCAGAATCATCTACAAGCGACCAAGGACTGTCAGATTCAATTACAACGGATGCTCTGCGAGAATATTCATTATCAGATGCTCTGAATAATTTGTCAGAATTCCAGTCCACTTGAATAATTTCGCCATATATAGCATTCATAATAAATTCAAAGGACTCTAAACTCCCCTTTGATTTTAAAAATTCTGTTATATGTTTAGTCATTAAAATCTTATCCGCAGCCGAGGTGGACGGTATGACATGATATAGCGATGCAGCTAAATGTTCTCTGAATGCGTCAGTAGTTAAATCAATGTCTCTATATTGTAGTATATTACGGATGAAGTCAGTCGGTTGTCCTTTTTGAATCAACCAATCATAATAGTGCTTTAGGAGAGCAACAAATTTAGCATTCTCTGGCTGTCTGGCTATAACAGGAATCTGTGCCTCGATTACATCAGGTATTGTTGGTACTTCAATCATTGAACTGTGTCCTTAATTGCTTTGATTTTAATATTTTGCTGAGTTAAAGTCAGTATAATATTTTGAGTGGAATAAATATCTAACGTAGCCGGCTTTACTGATAGCTTAAATTTTAAATCATCTACACTTGACATTGTTATGTTATTCATAACAACTTCACCTGTCACGTAATTTATTGTACCTACATTTGCCTTGTATATTACATTCTTACCATTAATAGAATAATACTCATGTATCTTGCCGTTGTCGTCAAGCAAGAATAATTTATTTGGTAATATACCATCATTAAATTTTGTACTCTTAAAGGATCCTTTTACTATCTGATTAGCATAAGTGAATACAAAATTATTTGGTTCATACAGATTTGGTCTAACTTCTTTATTCAATGATACCACAGTTTCATTGCTGTATATAGAATAATCAGCAGAATCGATAAGTGATACAAGATTAGAATATCTAAAAACTCCCTTAAATTTATTAATTGAGTCTCCTGCATAATCTGTTATAATTGCTTTTACTAGATATTCTAATTCATAAGGAGTCAATTGTAAATTAGACACAGAATATTTTATAATAGAGTCCACTTCGATATTGATGTATTCCGGGTCAATAAAATCAATCTTGATATTACCTACTCCCTTTCGCATCAAAAAGTCAGATACTAAACTCTTATTTGCTGTACTTAATACTGCTCCTACTCTCGGTTTAACACAAAGCACTACTCGGCCAAATCTAGGTGGCATCGTCGTTGCACCATCCCATGCTAATACTTCTCTTATTTGTTCGAAATTTTGTTGAGCGAGGGCAGCATAATCTTCAGCAACTACCGCTCTATTCTGTGTGGAATATATATTTTTAGCATTCAATTTTACAGATTCAATCGATTCTTCTAACAATCCGCCAGAAGACGGAGATTGTACAGATGCTGTGACGATGGTATTAGAACCTACTCCTGTTATATTTGATGATAATGAAAATACCGATGCTCCATTTGCAACGGCGCCGGATGTTACTACATATGTCATACGAATTTGCGAACCATCTATTGGTTTCTTACCTAGAACACCATCGCCAAAATAAATTTCATATCCATTAAATCCTTCTTGAATCATATACACTTTAGAGGTAGAAGTGACAGATAAGAATGACGTCGGTAGAGTCCATTCTACCCACTGGCTGTCTTCATATAATTCTACTCGAAGGGTAGTAGTATCAACATCGATGTTAGGTATAGTTATAGTAGAATCAGTAGCATCGTATGTGCTTATGTTCTGTGTCAGTACTCCCTCATACACATTTACCGTGCCAACAAATACTGGTAATCCTAACTCAATCTGTTTATCTAATATCGCAGTATCTTTTGTAGTAAAGGTGAATATCTCCTCGTTTACTTTAGTTGTAAATCTAGTACCTCGTGGTACTAGGACTGATGGAGTCGATTCTGCATTTAACAAATTGTCAATATGAACGGTTAAAATAGCGGAGGATGCTCGACGACTTCTACTATTATATCCCAGTTCCTTTGCGCGCGAGATAACAGAACTTCTTTTGGTAGCGGTATCTAGGAAAACCTCATTAGCGAGGAAATTGGCAGCCAGCGCATCATAATGAGCATTATATGCTAATATGTTCAACAGTTGAGATATATTAGAACCTTCAAAATTATAATCTGTGAACTCTGTTTGCTGAGACAGATAATTTTTAAGAGAATCTTTTATGTCTTGAAAATCAAGTTTCCCTATACGTATCTTTTGCATAATACCTTACCTTAGTCGTTCAAATGTGAAATTTAATGTCTGTTGATTAGGATTACCAACAACATGGAACAATATACCAATATTTAAATAGTTGTTTTCTCCTTCGCCTACATATATATCTTCTATGGCTGCTCTCGGTTCTAATTCTTCCATTGACAATAAAATCTTTTGTTTTATAATAGCGGTACTTGGAGGGGTGAGTTGGTCAAAGAGTATACTTCTTATATCAGCACCACGAACCGTATTGAACGGCGAAGAATATGGGCCACTGAATAATATATTTTTCATTGATTGCTTGACAGCATCAACATCTGAAATTTTCAGTATATCTTTAGTGAATGGATGTGCTTGGAGTGATAAGCTTAAATCGGTATAAGTTGCCATGATACTCGTAATGATGATATATGGCACTATTTATCGATTACTGTCTAGGGTCTTTTTTCCCTCTTTTGACGTCTTCTTTGAAATGAGTACTCAGAGGTGACTTCTTTTTACGAGTTTCTTTCCTAGGAAAAAAGATATACAACAATACAAGGACATTAAGTATGAACAAAACAATCAGCTCAGTCATGCTATTTTTATAGTTACTTTTTCTTTATTTTTAATAGCAGTGCTAATCATTGGTTGCAATTTCTTCATAGCAATAACACTATCGCCTACTGATATGATTCTGTTTTTCATGCCAACCAATATACACCCCTCAGTGTCGTCATGTGTATTACCAGCATGTATTCTGATACCAGCAAATCCTTCGACCTTCAGTAATTCAGGTAACAATTTTTTGAATCTATTAGACCTAGTTATGAGTACTTCATATTCTCCTCTAGGTATAGCAGTCTTGGCAGGAATCTTCCAGTCTTTAACTGGTACACCATCAACTTCTCTCACCGTGTCTTCTAATGTGTAACACAGGAATTTACCATTTACCGATAATGTTCCTATTGTACATAATGGATATAAATCAATTCTTTTTAATTCAAGTAACATATTTAATACCTTATAAAATCTTTATTTAATAGTAGAATATCATCGAGGCACAGTCTAATTTTGAACGGTTGTCAAGAATTTGTCAACTATTTCGTAACTTTTATGCCACTTTGCCTGTTATGATACCAGCACCAGCAGAGCCACTATCAGTTGATATTGGTACCAATTCTGAATTCGCCTGTATTTCATTTATTATACCGGTAGATAGTGCTAACAAGAAAGCATCGAATATGTCTTTATTTACTTCCGGTTGTATCGGCAATGCTGCTATCATCTTATCTGCCATTCCTTGTGCTGTCATTGCCATATGTCAAACCTCTGTCAATAATATTAGACCGTTATCATATTTTTTATCATTATTTATTGTCATGACATTCCTTCTATTATTACTTTTATTGTAGGATATATGAATCCAGACAGAACCCCCATTTCGATATTCGAGCAACAATTGGTCAAATAAAATATTGTCCTTTATCCACTTTGCATTTTGAAAGAATCGTTGTCTATCATCTGGTAGACCTCTTATTAGAGAGAATGATATATCAGCCGCCATACCAAGTTCATGTTGTGAAATTCTATCAGGATTTGAATATGGATTGCCAGAAGGTCTGACAACTGAATTTAATTTAAAACCAACACTACTAAATTGCTTTCTTATGGGTTCTAGACAATTAAGGCAAAGTAACTGAGCGTTTACTGCTATATCCCTTGCTGTTAAACCATGTTGTCCCTGGAATGGAAAGTTACTTCCTAGACTCCCCACAGCAACATCTCTGACTTTAAAGTTTGCTGATAATATCGTATTGTATGTTATTAAATCTGGTAAGGAATATATACTTGTTATTTTGCTTGGTGTATGAGTCGATGCAGTTTTATCTGCATCAATTTTTTTCAATTTTTTGTCATATCCAGCTAATATTTTGGACGCTTCAGTATCTTCGAGTTCTATTCCTTGCATTTCTTTTCTGGTAATAGGTGCAGGTAATTTTATTGTCGGTGACCATGTATTTACACCAGATACGCTTTCATAACTATTAGTATGCTTTGAAAATACAATATCACCTGTGGATGGATTCTGTAATATGTTATTTGCATCCAATTCTAATATAGGAGAGGTGACTTTAGATGTCGAACTTCCACCTATCTCGAATGCACCGGAATTTACTCTGAAAGTACCTGCTACATCTAAATTATAATCGCCTGCTACCTTAATATTAGCATCACCGCTAATTTCAACATGCATCGCTCTAGTTACCTTAAGAGACATATCTCCGTCTATAGTAACATGCCCGGAACCTTTGATGTACACAAGTTCATCTTTATCTACTATGATAGTGCGAGTGCCGACAGTGCGGTCTACCTGGTTTCCCTCATTATCAATCTCGAAGAATGTACCTGTATTATGAGCAATGTGTATTCTTTCTGCCCCAGTAGTATCATCAAACTCCATCACATGACCGGACTCGCTCTGATATACATGATTTTTTGGATACATTGCATTATATGGCTGCGGTGGTTGTTTCCATTTGATTGTACTATTGGCTATAGCTATATTCTTTACTGCCATTTGCTCTTTGAGCCCAAGTATAGTCTGGGTTGCTTTGATTCCTGTCGCCAATCTGGGTGTGTCAGACTCTTTCTCATGGGACAACAGTGGATATGTCCCATTTGGGTCTTTAAACCCTTGATTATTAAGGGGAATTTCAATCGGTTTTACGTCAAATTTGCTTTTTGATGGGTAGACATCTTCATCATTATTATCTGTTGCAGTATTGTTGATATTTTCTAGCGACGGTACTTCTTCCGTATATACACCCTGTATTAGTTTATATCCTTCTCTATAGAAATTAAGACTATTTTCATTCAAATAATTATTACTGTCTTCGCCGTTATACACAAGAGCATATGCACCTTCTATCCCGTTGACATGAGCTGCCAATAGCACACCAGATACCTTTTCTTTTGGGGTATATGATGTTATTACTTGGGTTTGCATTAATGCAACATAATATAATTTCAGCAGAATCTCCTCTGCATCATATTGCTCGTTTGGTGTATTTAAATATTGCTCGTTGCTTTTTATACCGTTTTTACCGACCCATTCATTATTGTGTATATATCCCAATATTTCGAGTTCTGTGAGAGTATGTTGATACCGGCCTACACCGAACTCTGTTGTTTTTGGGCTATTGTTTACTCTCAACTCTCCCAGTTTAGCGATTATATTTTTTACATCATTATGGGACAGAGGCCCTATATAATCAGCATTCGGTTCTTCAGGAGGAGTGGGTCTGGGTAATATAGCTAATTCAGATTCAATGCTGGAGTATAACTCATTGCCTGTTAACTCTGCTCGAGGCACACCACCGAGTGCACCTAAGATGAAAGGAATTTGTTTATCCTCATCTAAAAACATTATTGCAACAGTTGAACCGTTGAGATACCCATTTGCAGATGTGCCTATACCACTCATGGCAGCCGAATTATTTTGAACACAGGTCGACCATGGCAAATCTTCTGTTGGCAATATAGACTTATCTGGCTGATGTACCCCTATAATCCTTACCTTGTATCTTGTTGCCCTAAATGGGTCACTTGAACTGTCTTCTATTTTGCCTATATAAATCATTTAATCTCGCTGAAAGCAGCGTCCTTGATTAATTGCATGTTAATTTGATGTCTAGCTTGAGTGAATCTGTGTTGAATTGCTGTTATTAAATATTTTCCACTATATATTTTATCGAATTTATCATTTGTATATTTGTCACTCGAGTCAATTGTCTTGAATTGATTTATCCAGACATTAACAAGTTGTCCTACTTCATAATCGGTTCTGCCATGCACCACTATATCAATTTTCCATGTCTCCAATTGTGCCAACATAGATATACGTTTAGCTATAATCTCAGCCGAATTATCGATGACTCCATTAAACAGATTATTGTATACATGATGTATAGAATGAAGTCCTGAATTTCTAGCTATTGGTAATATATTAAGAGGATTAATATCAGTATGTATAGTCTTCGTAAAATCATTCGTGTATGAATACGTGTTGATATTAAAGTTTTTAGAAAATATTTCCGCACCATACAATCTATGATTATATGCACCATTCATCATATTATTCAAAAAATCCTGAGAAGAGACAAATGTAAGTTCTTTTATTGTTTTGTATTCTCTATCGACATCTCTATGTGATTTACCTGGCGAGAGTTGTTTTCTTGCTGGATTTTTGTCAAAGAACAATTCTGTTTTTGGTTTAGCTGACATCAATGTACTAATTGATTTAAATTTATGGCCTGCTGTGGTCTGGAAAAAAAGATAATTGGGTGTTATTATTTTGTTGTTAGGCAATATAGCTCTAGATGTTATGTGATTTATAATTTTTA